GGGCCGTCAGCATGATGGCGGCGGCAATGGTCGACTTACTGTTCTTTTTGGGGATGCATAGCATGAACTCCCGAATCAGGCGCTCACCGGTCTCGCTGTTGTAGCTTCCGAATACAGCCCCAGCGAAAGCCAGCACCCAGGGGGCGCACGCGCTTTCGATAGTTGGGCTGCCCGGCGCATCGACAATGCGAAGGCCCTTGAAGACTTCGAGGCTCTCCTCAGCCTCCTGAGGAAAAAGCGGCTCTGGAATGATTGATTCGCCCGCGGCCAGGCTTCGCCACCAGTCTGGGCAGGCCGTAGTCCAAAGCATGTGTCACCCCTTGACGACAGTGAGGGGCGGCTTGCTCTGGGAATACTTGCCCTTGCCCGCCTCTTTGGCGGCCTCCGCCTTCTGCTCTTTCTTGCCAGCTTCTGCTTTCTTGCCGTGAATGTACGGCACGGCGGTTTGCGCGGCATTGCGACGATCAAAGACCTTCGCCCGGGGCTCGTTCATCAGCGCGAGCAGCCACACCAGCGGATCATCAGTAGAAGGCAGGCAACTGAGGAACTCCCCGTCGGCCTCGTTGATCCCGACGGGTGCTTCAATGCCATCATCAGCCTTCGCTTTGCCGCGCCGCTTTTTCGGCTCAGGGTTAACACTGAGCTCTGCTCTGCGAGCCAAAATTGCCGATGCGATCTTCGGGTCATTTGCCCAACGGGAACCGGCCGCAGCAGCGGTCGAAGGCTTGCTGCCCGCGGCCTCAGCCGCTTCCTTGTTGGACGCACCTCGGGCCCTAGCGTCAACAAACTGTCGCTGTTTGTCTGTTAACACCATTAACAAAAACCTTCAGGGGGGAGAAAAATGTATACGTGGGGTCGGAGGCGGTCTAGCTAGATGAGAATCCCTAACTTTTGACCCCCTACCCCTTTAGAGGCACGTCATTGGCGTGCCTCTTCGCCGCTCCACCGGGTTTCGACGATCCGCTGACGCATCAGCCCCACAGCCCCGCTGTCTCTTCGGCCTGCTTGACGGAGTCGTGGCACGACTTGCAGAGGCTCTGCCAGTTGGTCTGATCCCAGAAGAGAACCATGTCTCCACGGTGTGCAACGATGTGGTCGACAACCCTGGCCCCAGTTGTGCGGCCGTTCCGCTCGCAGTAGATGCACAGCGGGTTGTCACGCAGGTACTGCTCCCGTGCCTTCTGCCATCGGTAATCGTAGCCACGTTGAGAGCTGGTCATGCCGCTTCGCCAACTGCCTGGTGTCACCACCTTGACCCGCGAGCCCGCGCTTTGCTTGATGCGCGGTCCCAGTGTCCTGAGCCTAGCCATCAGCGCACCTCGACCCTGATGCCGCGCTCTATCCACCGGACGACACGGCCAAGGTCCGGCTCGCGTCCAGTAATGTGGGTCATAGCCCAGACGCCGACCAGGTAGTACTTGAGCCACCAGCTCTGTCGGCAGACGATTGTCGCGGTCATGCGGGCCATGGCTCGCGCTCCCTATCTCTTGTACCAGGTCAATTGGAAACACCGGGCATCCACCGGCACCTCAGCAATCGGCCAGCGCAGGCAGTGCATGTGCTTGCGCTCAGGCCTAGTTCGGCTAACTCGAAGCGCCTGCACCAAATATGCAGATCCGGCTGCAGTGGTGATGAAGTCGCCTACTGCGATGCCATCGGCGCCGTCCACGTACAGCTTGCAAGGCGTGTAAGGCGCCTTGGCCATCAGTAGAAAGGATCAGCGGGCTTGGCGATCGAACGCACGAACCACATGAAGCCCTGCTGCAGGTTGGTCTTGGCCAGAGCCAAGGTGCGCTGGTCCACGCCTTAGATCTGGCCGATCTGCTTGAACAGCTCGCCGGCATCGGCCTCAAGGGCCTTGATCGAGTTCATGCCGTCGATCTCGCTCTGGGAGAGGTCGCGGTAGCCGGTGATCTTCTTGTGCTGGTTGTCCATGATGAATCCTCATGTGGGCGCGCCTCGAAACGGCGCATCTAGGCTTTGGGCGCGACTGAATTACTCGCCGCTCCACCCCATCAACTTGAGCTGAGCATCAATGTGCTCCAGCTCTTTTCTGAAGTGATCTGCAAGTGGCTCTACAACAGCGGCCAGAACTTCCGGTGCCTGGTAGTCGCCCGTGATCGCCAACGCAACCCCAGAACCGCTCAGAACGGTATCCAAACGTCGCTGCACCTGGTCGCGCTTGAAGAACAGGCTGTTGGCAGTGGCAATCTGATCTCGATTCATCGGTCATCCCTGAGCCTTACGTGACAGAAAAAGGTCGGAGTAGCCGCGCAGCTTCTCGACACCCATGAAGCCAACAGCACCACCGGCGAACGTGGCCATGCCCTGCGGCAAGCCCATCCACTCCAGCAGCGGCACCAGGGCCAGGGTAATGAGGCCGCAGAGCGCGCCCTCCAAGATCATCTGCCGGCGAGTGCCACCGCCGTACACCACACGAAGGGCAGCGATCGCGACCGACAGGCCAGCCGCATACAACTGAGGCTGGTGAGCCAGCACCCAGGCGAGCACAGCGGCCCACAGGCCAGGATCCTTCTCGGGCATGTTTGGCATCTCTGTTCCTCCCTTTTGGGGAGTGCAATAGGTTCGGCCGCAGCAGCACTCCCAGCTCGGAGCGATGGGCGTGGCGGGGCCGAAAACGAAAAAGCCCCAGCGTTTGCCAGGGCTTCGGGAAGTTTTAGGTAAGTCAGTCGTCTATCGGGTTGGACCTGCCGGGAGCGGCCCCAACTCAACGTCAGCGCCGTGCGATCGCATCAAGTCAGCGATCCGGTCAAGCTCTTCTTCACCCAGGGTCAGCAGTGCCGCCATATAAAAGTGCATTTGCATGCCCAGCTCGCGCGGCGCCGCGCCGCCCGTGTACTTGCGCCATTGAGCGCCTTGGGTGAGCCCAGCCAGGTCTGCCATCTGGGGGCTGGTGAACTTGAGGTCTTCTTTCAGGCGGGCAAGATCGCCTGCCGACGGCGGGTCGTAATGCTTGATGCGTTTCATCGGATATCCGAAGCCCCGACGGATGCCGGGGCAGTTATCAGTCAGGAAAAGAACTTGAACGCTACCCAGCTCACCGCCAGTGCGAACACTGCGCCTGCAGCAGCCGACAGAAATATGCTGCGCGCTTCGTGCTGGGAGCCTTCGCGAACCTCGCTGCCCAGCTGGGCCAAGGTTTCCCGCATCTGCTTGATAACTTGATCGTGGCTCATGGTCTTCCTCGCTTGGGATGTCGGGTCACGCCTGTTGCAAGACCCTGTGACGGTACTGTCGCCCGAATCGGCGTAAAGCTCAAGACCGCTGGGCGGAAGCCCCGATTTCTCGGGGCTTAACGTTAGAGCTTTTGGATGAAGGCGGCGGCGGTGACTATCACTGTGACTAGACCTCCTACCGCTACAAACGGGTAAAACATCGTCTCCCGCTTCATCTTGTTAGCCTCGGCGATCATCTTCCTGGCCTCGGCGGTGAGCTTGTGAACTTCGGCTTGAAGCTTCTCAAGCTCTAGCTCTTCCTTCTCAGTCATTCGTCTTCCTTTCGGGCTTCGGGCTGCACCCTTTGTGCTTCCCATGTGTCGTATTATGTACCTTTAAGGTACAGAGCACAACAAATATTTTCACGCCCCGGAAACGAAACGCCCCGGCTGCAATGGCCGGGGTTTCAATGTGTCGCGTTGCTTGCAAGCTGGACACGCTGCTATGAAAACAGGTGTTTATCCGCGCGGAAAGCTTTTTATGCAGCCTCGCGCAATTGCTCCAGAGCACAGTCGATCCATGCCACTCCAGTGTTGATCAGTTCGCGCGCCTTGGCTTCGCCCATCTTGTGCTCTCGGGCGATCCGCAACGCAGGCCACTTAGCGCCGAAGTACAACCAGACGAATCCGCCCATCTGCGGGTTGCGCTTATTGAGTCTGGCTACGGCGCCGTCCACCGCTAGGGCGAGGTCGTCCGTGATCACGTATTGCTTGAGCCCACCTTCCGCAGGGACGTGCTCCTTCATGAGTGCATAGAGCGGGCAGACATACTGAGGCACGCCCATCCCATCCATGCGCCACCAGCCCCATTGCTCGAGCATGTACGCGGTGTCACCAAGGGCCTTGTCGACGTAGGTTCGATTCTTCATGTCCTTCCCCCTAATCTCCGGTGTGATTGGTGCCGCCGGCGCCGCGCCGGTTGCTTCCCTGATATGTGGCCTCAGGCCCGGATGCCTGAGGGTTCTTCAGCTGCTCGATCTGCCGGAGCGCTGCCCGAAGCCTCATGCTGAGCTGGGTCACCAGTTCATCCAGGGCCAGAGCCTCGCCGGTTGCAGCCGCCACAAAGCCTGAGGCGTTGCAGTGGTCGCATGGCAGTTCGTGAAACAAGCCCTTGGTGACCGCTCTCCCACGGCACAAAGGGCACTTGCCCAGCTCGATCACGGCCTTCTTGAAGGCTGGGCCGTGGCTCTTCCTCATGCGTTGGACGCCTTTACCCAGCGCCGCACCGACAGCTCGCACCCCATCTTCAAGCAGACCCCATTGGCCATTCCCCGATGGGTTGCCCGGCGCCCGCAGCCGCAGTTGCAGCGCCGACGCGACTTCGAATCAGCCTGTTCCTGATAGCAGATCTGCCCAGGCAGCCCGCCGACAAAACCCCAACCCTCCATCCCGCCGCGCATTGCCGCCGAGCGGGCCGCTGGAGACATCGTGTTCAAGTCAGCCATGGCTGGCCCGGGGTGCTTTCCAGTCATTTCGAATCCTCGCTAATTACAAATGCGGTAAGGTCGCTCGGCGCCACGGCTTCTGTGGCCTCTGGCGAGTTCTGCGAAATTTCGGATAAGGCCTTGGTAAGGCCGTGGATGGCTGAGAAGCCAACCCGATCAAGCCAGGCGTGCCACTTCTCCAATGCTGCCCGGCGCTGCTGCATGGCCTGGGTGTGGATGTAGGTGCTGGCGATCTTGCCCAGCGTGTGGTTCAGCAGCATCTCGCCGATGTGGCCGTCTATGCCGAGGTCGGTCCAGGTGCTGCGGGATACCTTGCGCAGGTCGTGGCTGGTCCATTCACCCTGCCCCAGTCGGGTGAACACGGCGCTGGCTTGGGTCTCGCTCAACGACAGCCCGCGACGGTTCGGGAACAGATACACGCCCTCGTAGCCTCCGGCCTGCTGAATGGCCCGGTACCGGATCAGCAGCGCCTCGACTTGGGCGGTAAGTGGCAGACGATGCTCGGTTCGGGTCTTGGTGTTCGCTGCGGGAATGAACCACTCGGCCGCCGCCAGGGAGATCTCGCTCCAGCGCGCCATGCGGGTCTCGCCGATACGGGTGCCATGGGCCAGCATCATCAGGGCCAACATGGCATCACCCGGTGCCGCTTCGAAGGCCTGGGCCAGCTGCTGCATCAGCTCGGGCAGTTGCACGTCACGCAGCCGCGCGGCCTTGGGCAGGATCTTGGCCTTGGTGAAGTCATTGAAGCGCATCCCGGCCATCGGGTTGCGGTCGATCAGGCCCAGCTGCAAGGCCTGGCGGAAAGCGGTCAGCAGCAGCGCGAACATTTGCCGCAGGTAGGACAACGACACCTCGGCCTGGCACGGCCACATCAGCTGCTTGTCCAGGGCATCGGCGGTTACATCGGCCACGGCCAGGTCATCCAGGCGGGGCTTCAGGTGCTGGGCAATGGCGGAACGAGCGCCGGCTTTGCGCTTCGCCGACAGCGAGCGGTCACGGGCCATGCGGTTGCCGAACCAGTCCAGCAATTGGCCCACGGTGACCATGCCTGAAACTACCGGCGCAGTGGCCGGGGATCGCAGCAGGCGCTGACGCAGCGCGGGGAGCTCGGCCAGCACCGCCGATACGCTCAGGTCGGGCCAGCGGGCAACCGGTACCCACTTCTTGCCGCGCACCAGGTGCCAGGTGCCACGCTCGCGGTTGCTCCAGAAGCGCAGATACAGGCCCGGGTGGCGTGGGTCGCGCAGGTCACGTACCGACTTGTCGGAGGCCTGCCGGCGCACTTCGGCCTCGCTCAGCTTCACCTCACGGGTCGCGCTCATGCGGCCACCGTCGCAGGCAGCAGCAGGTAGGCGCGGATGGCTTCGACGGCGTCGATGTTGCCCCGGCACACGATCGCCAGATAGCCCTGATCACCGAGCGCCTGCAGGTAAGCGTCCTGGCTGGGCGACACCGGCGCATCGAATGGTGGCATGGCCTTGAACTCGATATACAGGCCGAAGTAGCCGCCGCGCGCCATCGGCAGCACTAGGTCGGGCACGCCGGCCTTCACGCCCTGCCCCTTCAGCTTGGCGGCCACGGCCTTGACCCGGTGACCGCCGTTCGGCACGTGGTAGATCAGCTTGTAGGCCTGCGGGTAGCGCAACTGCAGCTCCTGCATCAGCGCGGCCTGCTCCTGCCCTTCCCGGTCTACGGGCTTGGCGCGGGCCGGCTTGGCCTTGAACGGGCGAAGGGCGGGAGCATTCATGCGACCAGCACCCCCTCGTGGATCAGCAGCGCCTGGGTGCGCACCACACCTTCGAGGTGCATGAATCGCAACTCGTCATAGCTAAACGATGTCCTGCTGCGAGAGTCCACCGCGTCATGACAGGCGCTGCAGGCCCAAGCGCCCTGCAGGTCGTTCGGCTTAATGCCCACGCCGCAAGTGCCCGCCAGGCGGTAGTGCGCCAGCACCGTGGTTTCCGGGTTGCCGTTGCAGACGCCCGGGATGCGCACCTGGCACTCCCGCCCGCGCGCGGCCTTGGTCAGCTTGGTTTGCCGCATGGTCAGGTCTCCTCCTTGCCGCGGTGCGATTCCCACTCGAAGGGCACCACCACCCCGCCTCCCTCGCGCAGGCGGTCATAGCACCGCTCGCCCATGGCGTGGCGCAGTTGGCCGGCCTCCAGGTTGGAGATCACCACCGTGGGGCGCATCTGCTCGTAGCGCCCGTTGATGATCGAAAACAGGGTGGTCAGTTCGAACTCGCTCGGCTGCTCCTTGCTGACCCCGACCTCGTCCAGCACCAGCAACGACGGCTCGATCAGGCTGGATAGGATGTCGGCCTCGGACTGCTCACTGTGGCGGTCGTAGGTCGCCCGGATGGATTGCAGCATCGCGCCAACGGTCCGGTAGACGGCGGTGGCCGAAGTGTTGCGCATCAGCTCGTTGGCCATGCCGGCACCCAGATGGGTCTTGCCGGTGCCGACCTTGCCCAACAGCATCAGGCACCGGCCGGTGCGCTCGATCTCCTCGAATGCCGCCACGTAGCGCGTGCAAAAGGCCAGGGCTTTACGCTGCCCTTCGTGCTCGACGCGGTAGTTGGCCAGGGTGCGGTCGGCGAAACGCTTCGGGATCAGCGCCGCCCCCAACTTGCGGGTCATCGTCTCACGCTTCAGGCGGGTTTCCTCGGCCTGCTGCTTCGCCTCTCGTTCGACAATGGCGGCCTTCTCGCACGCAGGGCAGCGCCCAACGATTTCGCGGCCCATGAGCATGGTCACCCGCTGCTCGAAGTCGCCGTGATGCTCGCAGTGCGCAGGCTGTACGCGGAAGCCGGCGGCGTTTCGCACCTCGGACATCGTGATCACCGATTCAGATCGCATAGGTACCGTCCTCGCGCTTGGTCAGGCCGCCGGTGTAGTCGCGGTCACTGAACCCGTGGTGGCGGCTGTTGGGATTGGACTTGGCAGGCAGCTGGGCGCCGATACGCTTGGTCACCCAGTCCACCTCGAACCCGCGCCAGCCGTTCTCTACGGCGACCTCGAGGGCTTGGGCGGGCTGGATGCCGAAAGCCTTGCATTGTTCAAGCTTGGCGTTCAGGCCGGACCAGATACGGGCGGTCACCGGGGCTTTGGCTGCCTTGCGGACAGTCAGGTAGTCAGCGATCAGCGACTCATCCAGGCTGTGGGGGTTGTCGGCCAGCATCGCTGCTTTGCCGAACGGTGCCTTGCGCTCAGACTTGGCCGGAGCATCCGGCGATTCGCTGGGGGGGCATGTAATATCTTCCGTAGGAAGATTTACATAGGGGGTTAGATTCTTAGAATAAAGAAGGGGCTCGGCGGTTTTGGTCTGTTTCGACTCTTCGCCGATTCGGACCACTTGAGCCGAATCGGCTGTTTTGATCTGTTTCGGCTCAGTGACGTATACCCAATCTTTCGGGTCATTCACACCGATGTCGCCACGGGCCCCGCCCTCGCGGAACAGTACACGTCGACGCAACAGGCTGGAAATGGCCTTCGACACGGTGTCGGGATGTGAGTGAATGGCCTTTGCGATGTCGGTAGCCGGGATGCGCTGGGCGCCAGCACCGAAGTTGATGGTGGCCTTGGCCACGTACAGCACAATCTTCATCTCCCGGGCCGGGAGATCGATAGCCAGCAGGCCATCCATGAGCTGGTTGTCCATCCGGGTGAACCCCCTGGACTTGTCAAGTGGGACGATGTTTGTCATGCTTAACCCCGTTATGAAGCTGTAGAGAAAGCCGCCCTGCCAGGCGGTTTTTTTTCGCCCAAAATTCGAGCGTTATGGGTGTCCGGTGCATCCGTGGTAGCTTTTTGCTTCCACACAACAAGGTCCAAGGAGACCGGACATGTCAGATGATTTGGTGTTGAACCCCGTTGCCGGCTGGGATGTGAGAACGGTTGAATCCATGCAGTTGGTGCTTCTGGAGCTCGGGTTCATTTCGACCCCCTTCCAGCGCCCAGAAGAAGCTCAGAAAAGTCCGATCTATGCGCTGACACTTCCACAGGCGAAACAGCTGATCGATGTACTGCAAAGGTCTGTGCAGGCTGTAGAGCGTGCTGGGATATCGTCACCCCCAGGGCCGAAGCACTGACCGAAAACGGGGCGAGCTCAATGCTCGCCTTCTTGGCCTCCCTTCCAATCTCCATCTGCTCTCTCCTACTGGTTACATTCACAGGTGTTTCGGTCATCTACTGGCTAAACGCTGGCAGATGCACAATGCTCATCACGAAGCAGCCCTTTCCTCTGGGGGATAGAGATCTGGTCTCAGCTGGTGGCGAGTCACCTGCCCGCCGACAGCTTTTTCAAAAGGGATAACCAGATCCGCCGGCACTTTTTGATTCCGGTGAACGCATTGCCAGATGCGCGGCTGACTCGTGTTGCATCTCCTCGCGAGCTCAGCCTGGCCACCGGCCAAGCGCACGACCTCGTCGATAGGTCTTTCTGTGTTCGGCATGTCTGCGTGCCTCAATGGATCGTGCACTCGATGATAACTCAAGTTATAGATAAGGCAAACACATGTTATTTGAAGCCTTATAACGCGTGTTTTACCCTTGCAGGCATGACTAAAGCCCCCGAAATGCTCAAAGACCGAATTCTTGAACGGCGCACTGCCCTTGGCCTGAGCCAGCAGCAGCTCGCAGATAAAGCCGGCGTGAGCCAAGTGACTATTCAGCACCTGGAGAGCGGACGAAACGCGACCTCGAAGAAATTGCTCGAGATTGCGAGGGCGCTCGGAGTTACAGTCGAATGGTTGGCTTCAGGTAAAGAGGCGCCGCCTGCAAAGGGCAATGTGCAGCCCACGGACGTACTGCCCGAGTCATATCGATACCCGGTGATAAGCTGGGTTGCTGCGGGATCCTGGGCCGAGGCGGTAGAGCCTTTCCCGCCTGGGTACTCTGATCGGTACGAAATGTCCGACTACGATTCGAAGGGCACCGCGTTCTGGCTTGAGGTCAAGGGTGATTCCATGACATCACCGGTCGGGACCAGCATCACTGAAGGCATGCTGATTTTGGTAGACACCGAGGCCGAAGCCACTTCTGGAAAGCTGGTAGTCGCCAAGCTGGCAGACAGCAATGAAGCCACGTTCAAGAAGCTGGTGGAGGACGGAGGCCGGCGCTTTTTGAAGCCGCTTAATCCTGCCTACCCAGTAGAGATGTGCGTGGAAGGCTGCCGCATCGTTGGAGTCGTAGTGCGCGCCATGATCAAGCTCTGAGGACCACTCCTACAATCGGCCCAGCCCTCGCGCTGGGCTTTTTTTCGCCCTTACAAACCGGTCGTAGCGAAATATTGACGCGTAAAATTTCTTTACACGTCGATGGGGCTTGAATTTTCCTACATTCCATAAGACTGTATGCATGTACAGTAAAAAGGAGTTTTCTCATGCTGCCCCTCGATTTTTCTACATCTCCAACCCGCTCCTATGAACGCCTGGGCCATCGCATTCAGCAGGCCATCTCGTCCCCCCATGTGCAGAAAAGGCAGTTCGTCGAGGTGAGGCCTTGTGCGGACGAATCCCAGGATGATTGGCTGCGCCTGTTGGCGGATTTGGAAAAGACTTCGGGGATCAGAATCCAGATGCTTGAGTCTGGTGTAATCCGCATCGGATGGCGCGAGTTTTCAGATTGCTAACCACTGCCCGCTTATCGCGGGCTTATTTTTGGCCGGATTTATAACTTGAGTTATTGACACACAGAAAACCTGAGTTATGATTCGATCCATAACACAGGTTATTGGCAGCTACGGCAGCCACCGCTCTTTACACAACCAGACGTGACCACCTCGACGCACCCAGGCCATCACCTGGGTCGGGACAAGCTAAGTCGTCGAACACGCAGCCTCTGGATAGCTGCCGGACCTCAGGCATTGAGGGACGCCAAACCATGCAAGCCAGCCGGGAAGAACACCGAACACGAAATGTGTGACCCGGCCAGGTGGGGATACCGCGGCGCCGCGCATGGTGCGGACAACAGATTTCACTGGCTGGCCTTGGCGACAGGGCCAGACGGGAAACCACCTGGATGCGGGCCACCTAGCTCCCAACCGCTGACGCAGCATGGTTAGAAGGCCAACGAGCCGCAGTTCGAAATGGAATGCCACCCTTCCCCCCTCCCTCCAACAGGAGAAGTGTCATGGCCGTAAACATCAACAACTTGACCATCACCACCCCCGTAGCCACCTCCACCACGAACCCCGTTGCCCTAGAGCTCACCGGTGCGGAAGCACTCGTGCAGTACCCCAGCGTCGTGACTGAGCTGTCAGACGGCTCCATTCAGTTCACGGCGCCCACCAAAGGCGCCTCGAGCAAAAGCACCCACCGCACGCGCTGCGAGTGGAAAGAGGCCAGCTACTGGTCTTTGGCGAGCGCTGCCGAGCACATCAACATGCAGGAGATGATGCTCACGAAGGTCAACTCCGCGCAGAAAGTGGTGATCTCGCAGTTGCATGTGAAGGACGACGACAGCCCACCAGTGAAGGTCTTCTGGAGCAAGGGGAACATCACCTTGGGGTTCCGCGAAACCTTCAACCAAGCCACCCCGGCCAACACCACCCTGCTCAAGGGTGTTCCTCTGGGTGCGAAGTTCACCATCACCCTCCGCGTTCTCGCCTCGGGCGCTTTGACCGTGACTGCCAGTTGCAATGGTAAGGCCGGGTCGTCCGGCAGCCTCCACATGGACAGTTCATGGCGATCATCGCTGCTGAACTTCCACGGCGGCGTTTACAACCAAGTCGATTACACCGATGCCACCCCTGCAGACGACGGCTCAATCTGCATCGTGAGCAACCTATCACTGACCCACGATTAACCTTCCCCCACCCCGCTCAATCAGCGACAAGTCAGCCTGACGTTAACTGCCCGATCTACCTGGTTCCCCATCACCAGGCTGCATCGGTGTGTGATCTGGAAGCGCAGGCATGCGCACATCTGGAAGTGGTCAGCCCGTCTGGCGTAGGCCGGGGTAGCACCAGCGGCGGCCAGGTAAAGCTGAGTCGAAAGAATGACCACCGGCGCCGAGCCGGGCAGATCACACACCAATGCAGCCCCACCGAGGACACTTCATGGAAACGATCACTTGCGGCTCATGGATTGGCCAGCTCGGCAAGGCGCTGGCTCCCCGTGAGCTCGAAGCACTGCTGTGGGTGGCTCAAGGCCTCACCACCAAAGAAATCGCCCGCGAGATGGCGGTCAGCCCGGGCACCGTGGCCAACCGCATCGAAGCCGCGCTCTTCAAGCTGGAAGCCGGCCGGCGCATCGAGGCGGTCACCAAGGCCATGCGCCAACAGATCATCAGCCCGCTCTGCATCGCCCTCGCCGCCCTCATCGCATCGCATGCGTTGATCAACGACAGCGACCCGATGCGCCGCGATCGCCGGGCGCCCGAGCGGCGCACCGCACAAGTTCGAATCGTTCGCCGGGCCGAGGCCCTTGAACTTCACGCCTGACCAATCCGAGGATTCACCATGCACACAGCAATGCACCCTGCTTTCGAGCAGAAGCTTGCCGTGCTCGCGGCCCTGCTCGAGCGCAGCAAGTCAGCAAGGATCGAGGCCCACGCCAAGGTAGGCCAGCCCGCCCCGCGCTTTCAAGCGTCGAACAAGGGCAGCACCTGGGATGTAGTTGAGATCGCAACCGGCGCAGTTCAGGGCTTCGCGTACAGCTATCAGGCAGCCATGCGGTTTGTGGATGCGATGGAGGCAGGCGCAGCGACAAAGCGGGGTGGCCTGCAGTGAATAGCACATCAACCCCCGATCATCGTGAAGCAGTGCTGGCCCAGCTCAATGCGAGCATCGACAGCTTCTTCAGCCAGGGCGGCACGGTGCAGACCCTACCGGGTTATGAATACGTGCCGCACCGGCAGCATCGTGACCTTGAGCCTATCCGCGCCTCGTCGGAAGCTGCCGAACCCAAGATGACCAAGCGGCAAAAGCAACTGGCCGAGCTTCGCAAACTGGCGGCGACGATGTGCTACGCAGAAGCAATGGCGCACACCGGACTCTCACAGTCAGCGCTCAGCCGTGCAGCCGCAGACGGTGGCTTTCACTTCCAGCCCAACCCCAATCGTGGCAAGGGCAACAAGGGCAAGAAGCTCAGCGACCCAGTAAAAGACCGTGCCCTGGCAGAGCGTATCACTGCCGCCCGCGATGTCGGCCTGACCATGGCCCAAGTCGTTCGCCACATGAACATCTCCTACAAGCTGCTACATCGAATCCTGGATGAGTTCGGGATCAGCTTCCCGACCACCGCCGAAAAGCGAGCGAAACGCAAAGCATGAAACGCATCACCGCGCGCGTCCGGCACGGCCGGCGCCAGCAGCACATCAATTTGCCGCCCAGCGGCTTGGGAGGTATCGGCCATGGCCGAGCAGAAGACCGGAGCCGCGAAGCACTCGGCGGACTACCGCGAACGCGAGAAGAAGAAGGCCGAGAAACTGGGAATCGAGGACGTGACCATAACGATGCCTGCGGGGATCAAGAAAGCGCTCTCCGCCGAGATCAAGCGCCACGGCTACAAGCAGGTGCAAGAGCTGTGGCAGGACATGGCTTTGTCGTGGATTGCGCAGGATCCTGAAGAGCGTGCGCGCCGGCTTGAACGACCTGACGCGCCAGCTTTTTACATCTCGCCAAAACTAGCGCGTCAGTTCATTGAGGCGAGCATGGCCGAACTGAGGCGCGACCCTGGCGACGAACTGATCACGCCTCAAGACAGGTCAAAGGTAACCTGACCCGGCGCTGCAGCGGATACTCTTACCATGGTATCCGGAAGGAGGCCTGGAGCTCGGATCGTTAAGTGCCCTCCTCGCCCCCTCATCGTTGTAGCAATTCGGACCAAGCTGTCAGGCATGTAGCCAGCTCCCAGAACCAAGCTTCCACCTGCCTCTGCTACGCGCAGCAGCGTGTCGACCATGTACGCCATTTGTTGCTCCTTGAAGGGCGGAACGCCCTCTTTTTGATATCACAGCACCAACCCAAATTGCCACCATGCCGCATCCGGCCACGGAGGGCGGCGCATGCCCAGGAGATTCACCATGCAACTCGACATCAACATCGAAGGGATCGTAGCCGAGTCGGTAGCCGCGGCGCTGAGCCCGGAAAAGCTGCGGCCAATCATCCAGAGCAACGTGGAAGACACGGTGAAGCGCGCCATCGAATCGCAGTTCAACTACCGCTCGAAATTCAAGGAGCTGCTCGAAGAGAAGTTGGCGGGGGTGATGCCGACGGACATCGAAGATGTTGGCCGCTTCGGCGACCTGGTGGTGAAGACTGTCTCTGGCATGCTTGGCGACATGCAGAACCAGGCAGTGAAACAGGCCATCCAAGAGCGCTTGGCCGAGATGATCAAGCCTCTCCCGCAAAGCATCACCTTGACTGAGCTGCTGAACCAGATCACGAAAGGGCTAGGTGAGAGCGACGAAAGCCGCGGCGAGGATCGCCCCACCATCATCGTGGAAACCACAGAGGGTGTCTGCGCCGGGTACTGGCACCTGTATGTGGATGCCGAGGAACGTACGTCGAAATATGCGTGCGCCATCCAGATGGACTTCAACAAAGAAGGCCAGTGCTACAGCCTCAAGATCAACGATTACGACCCGTCGAAAACTCTCTTCCTCGGCGCCAAGTTTGGTCTCGATGCTCTACTGCTGAACCTCTACACCAGCGGCGTGAAGGTGCAGTACCAGGAAATCGACGTCTACGACTTCCACTACGGCCACGACGACTGATCCTACCGCGCTGCCCGCCAGCGCCTTCCCTATTCCACGATAACGCCGCAAGATCAAGGCGTGTCGATGTCTAGGATCAGCAGCAGTCGTAGGGCGTCATCAAGCGAAGTGATCTTGATCGACCAATGATCGGCTTGCGCGGTATCGGTGAAACTGTCCGGGAATTGAGATCGCAGATGAGCCACCCGGTACCGGTTTGTCCGGGTCACTGGCGGTCGCCATTGGAATGTCAGCCATTCCCGCGCAACCATGAGCGCGAACCAGTACTCACCGTCGACCTCGATACCTACTGATCTGACTTCACCTTGATTCCTCCGGGCACAGATGACGCCCTGGGCACAGGCCAGGGTGCCCACCAGCAGAGCAAAAGCCTCCCTAACTTCACCATCGGTGATGTATCGGTAGAAATCACACGTCCATTCCGTGCTCGCTCCAGCTTTAAGCATGTGTCGCCCTCCGCAAGAACTTCAACTTTAGACCAAAACTCAATCGTGCCTCCCCGGCGAGGGCGGCGCCTGCACGCAAGGACAACGAAATGACCGAACAACAGAACGACGAGAGCAAGCTCGAACGGATCATCCGCAAGATCAAGCGCTGCCTGGCTCTGTCGAAAAGCCCGAACGAAACCGAGGCGGCCACTGCCATGCGTCAGGCCCAGGCGCTAATGCGAGAGTATCGCCTTACCGAAATCGATGTTCACCTCAGTGACGTCGGCGAGGTCGAGTCAGAATGTTCAAGGGTCAAGCGCCGCCCGACTTGGGACCGACAGCTGGGTTCGATTGTTGGGGAAGCATTCAGCGTTCGCTCATTCTCGCGGCGCCAGTGGTGCAAATCGACGAGCAGAATCATCGAATGCGAGCTGTACGTAGGGGTGAATCCCGCACCACAGATTGCAATGTATGCATACGAGGCTCTGCTGACCAAGCTAACAATTGCCAGACGTGAATACGTATCGCGGGTACGTAAAGGCGAGCAACGCAGCGACTATTCCCCTGAGACCGCAGGCGACCATTTCGCATTGGCCTGGGTTTCGGCTGTGTACGAAAAGATCCATCAGCTGGTGCCGCGAGGCGAAGAAGATCATGCAATAGGCATGGATTCCACTGGCCGAGACCTCATGGCCGTGGAGGCGCAGAACCACGCCCTGATCGAGCAATTTCTTTCAGGTCGGGAGATTGGCAAGGCCCGCAAGACGCGTGAGGTTGAGCTCGACCTGAATGCGCATATCGCCGGCCTACTGGCTGGTGAGCGCGTCGAGCTGAACCCCGGCATGACCCATCCTGGCCAAGCTGTGCTTCGGATCAGGTCAGGTACTGATCATATTTAGTTGGCAGGAGGGCTACTTCCCCCCAAGCCAAATTACTGACGGCTAAACCAACGCCGCTCTCTCTTACAATCCCGTAGAACAAGACAAATCTCCCTACAGATTGCTCGTTAAGGCTGTGCAGTTCAGCGTCGTATCTTTGAATTTTGATGGAGAAATCTGCATACCCTCCCCCGCGGTTAAACTTCAGTTTCACGAACCGGATATTGTGTGGGTTGGGACCAGCATCCCGAATGCTTTGTATACGCCCAAACCCGAGGACTTCGCTTTGTGTTGGCGAGTCCATTGCCGAGATATCTCGAAGCGAGTCAAGAAGCAACCGTGCATGCTGCGCCCCAGGAAGAATATAGTACTTATACAAGTTCTCGTTGAAGTTCCTGCACAGTCCTCGGACGGTAGTAAGCTTTGACGGCAAATTGAATGATTTGCCGCGATGCCGAGCAATTGGTACCGTAGCTACCTCTCCGTCTTGATCCTCGACGGCCGTCTGGTCGTAGACTCCGGCTTCTTTCTCGGGCACGGCAGGACGCGTCTGCAAGAACCCTTCAACGATTACCAACTTACCATCAACTATGGCCTGGGCAGCCTCTTCTTCGCTCAGATATTTTTTACCCTCAGCCTTTTTAGTTCGTAGTCCGCAATCGGTATCGATGTTACGGCGATGCGCATAAAACGCGTTCTTACCCTTTTTGTTTGCTTCCTCCTTTGTGGGCGACCTGAAGAGAGGGCAGCAACATTCTGGACAAAAAAGTGACCCTTTCATATCAGGCTGATACTCAGACACCAACACCGGCTTGCCGGTGGCACGCAAAGTTGCTTCGCTATCCTTTCTAAATGTCCAGCCAGGAAGATGGAGCGCGTGCTTTATCCGATTGCTATCCCAGTTTTGTGGTTTTTTGACAGATCCATCAGCCATCCGAAGCACTCCATCTGTAGAAGGTAACAGTCATTTACAACAGACGAAGGCAAAATGCCATAACACTAAGGTATACCCATGCCCACAGAAAACCGATCCAGCAACACAGAGATGGTCAGCGTCCCGCGCGAACTGATCGACCTCACCCTAGCGCATCTTCCGAACGACAGCGCTGCAAAGTGGGAAATTCACGACATGCTGGCCAAGCCAGCCCAGCAGCCCCACCCCGAGCCCATAGCCTGGATGGTTGGTACTGCCATCTGGTGGACCAAAGAAGAGGCAGACAGGGATGCGGCGGATACTGGGTTGCCGATTGTTGGCCTGGGCCCGATGACCGGTGCCACTGAGGTTGAGCGGCTGCGGGTAGAGCTTGGCTACATGCGGGAGGAGCGAGACGACCTGAGCGCCAAGCTCGATCGGTTCTACTCGCGAAGCCACGGAATCAGGAACCTCTCGGCGATTGAGCAGCTGAACGACAAGCTGGCCGAGCGGGATACGCTGCTGCGCGACAACTCAGGCAAGCTGATCCGGATGGCTGCTCACTTGATCAGCGCGCCGCTATTCGCCCTGCAGGACCTGCAGGACGAAGACAAGAAAATGACCCGGGCCCGAGTGGACAAGGCTGTCGAGACCGCAGACGCCAGGCTGAAGGATGCAGCCTACGAACTCCGCCGAATCGCTGACGCCCTATCCGCCAGCGCAGGACCAAGCTCGCCGACCTGGTCGTGCCAAGCATGCCAGGTGGAGCAACCAACTGACCGCGCGTGCGATGCGTGCGGCGGCAAGACAGAACCGGCCGGAGCACATTTGTACTCCACCCAGCTGTAACCCCTCTCCCTCTATTTCGAGCAGGCCGCGAGCCTCTCCGTTGCTGCCAGGCCCTCGGTGGCGATTCGGCGAGCACGCCCAACGCCCCAGGCCAGTGCCCTGGTCATCGACTCGCCTGGGCGGGAGTCGAAAGCCTCTTCGTGAAGCGCAGCGCCAGCAGCCGCATAGACACCGATGAACATCTGCGTCTGGCCCGTTCGCGCCAGCCTCACCTGAACATCGATAAACGTGCCGTCATCGAGAGTTTCGTCGTGCTCCCGGTGATGCAGCGTGGGATCCGCCCACTGCCAATAAACGTCTCCGCGAATTCGCATGCCGCCTCCTACGACTGAAGTCTTTCGTGTATGGCCAAAACCCACGATAGCGAAGCGGCGCCGCTGCACAACTGGAAAAAGCCGAACTGTGAACTGAATCAGACCACCGGCCCAAAAACTTCTACACCACCAATAACTTGTACAACTTCTGCCGCGATATGGCGGCCAAGGACGAAGTCATGCATGAAGAAAAGCAAATGATCCAGCCGCTCCAGGTCGTGCGCGACGAATCCGGGTTCTGGACCCATCCGGCCTGGCCGGACGACGGCGACGAATGCGCCCTGCCGTTCAGCTGGTTCGGTGACCGCGGCCTGGAATACTGCGTGGTCGAGATGGAGAACGACGGGCCGGAGGAGCTGAATGCGGAATGGCTCGACGCCGGGGGCGACTATGACTGCACGCCCTGGCAGCCGAGCAAACCGGCCGGTGATGGCTGGTGCACTTTCTCGATCCACGACACCGAGGACGGGCCCGTGTGCGTGTGGATCCGCCACAAGGTGGAAGCATGACCCGCCTCGCCCTCTGCCTCCTGCTGCTGGCCACCGGCGCCAGCGCAACCGAGAACGTCATCGACGTGCAGCACGACAGCCAGCGCGGCGTCACCTGCTACCTGCTCAACGGGGTCGGCATCAGCTGCATCCCCGACAGCCAGCTGCAGGCCGGCAACCAGCGCCAGCTCTCCCCGCACGAAACACAACCCGAACCTACACCCGCACTGGCGCCTGGGCGCTGGATTGATGAGAGGTATCAGCTGTGAGCGCTCGACAAGATCAGCAAGTACCGGACGCCGGTACCGGGATGCTGCGGCCTAGCCGGCAGAAATGGGGATCTCCATGGGAGGTTTATCCCTGCCCGTCCCACTCCGGAACCAGCTGCAGCATGTGCGGTGGTACCGGCTACCGGTCGGTGTGCAACTCGACCGCCTGCCACGAGCATGGCTGTCAAGACGGAGGCTGCTCAAGCAGTGCTGAAATGTACCGCTCTCAGCAGGCCCGCAAGGAGAAGTCATGGCCGACCTGATCGAAGTGAGGGCAGCCAACCTGATCGGCGCGCCGCTGGACTGGGCTGTGGCCATGGCCGAAGGCTACAAGCGTGACCCCGAGCAGCTGACCGGCGACGGCGTAACGGTGATCAGCCCCAAGGGGACATTCACCAGCGTCAGCATTTACGGCGCCGCCAACGGCTTCGGGTTCCGCCCATCCACCAACTGGGACCAGGGCGGCCCGCTGATCGACAAGCATCACGGCAGCGTCCAGCACAACCAGTCGTTCATCACCTCCGCCTGCTACAGCGGGGGCCCTGCCGGCGCCGGCGCCTGGTGCTACGGCCCCACCGCTCTTGTAGCGTTCTGCCGTGGCTTCGTCCACTACAAGCTCGGCGATACCGTCCAGGTGCCGAAGGAGCTGATGCCATGACCGTGTTCATCATGGAATACCGCGTGATCGGCTTTTCCCCTGCCCTGGCGATGCATCCAAACCCAAGGACCGGCAGGCGGACGTTCTTCGTCAACTCGGATGATCTCGGCACCAATGACATCAATGCGGTGCTCGAGGCGGCCCGATCGCCAGAGAACACACCGAAGTGTTACCAGCTCTTCTGCGTGAAAGACCGAGACGCGGGCACGGAGGTGCGCCCATGATCCTACCCCTGATGTACATGGCCTACCTGATCTACAGGGGGCCGCGATGAGCGACGCACCGATCGAGCCGCAAGACTGGTCGTTCGGCGTCAAGGTTGTGCAGATCGAAGACATCCGAGTCGCCCGTGGCCTTACGCGTAGGCCGAAAACGACCTGTCGACATCGGAAGCTGGTCTATGACGACAAGGAGCGCCGCATCTGGTGCAGTGACTGCGAGTCAGAGGTCGAGGCCTTCGATGCATTCGCCGGCTTGGTGGAGATGTTCAGCGGCGCGCAGTCGCGGATCAACCGGCGTGCTGCGGAGCTGGCCGAAGCAGAGAAGTTTCAGATCCGAAGCCGGGCGGCCAAGGTGCTGGACGAGGCCTGGCGCAGCACGAAGACCGCACCGCTATGCCCTCACTGCAATAACGCCTTGCTGCCGGACGATGTGGTGGGCGGGCTGGCCAGCGCCAGCAAGGCCCTGGTGGTCGCCGCTCGCAAGCGCAACGAAGCGAACAAAACGAAGTAACCCCTCCCCCTACAACTGAAGCCCGCCGCACGGCAGCACCATTTCGGTGACAGGGCCAAAGTGGGTATCCTCAAATATCCAGCAAGCCCGCCGGGCACCGCGCGGGCGAGGAATACCAATGTCTGAACATAAAACGATGTGCATCTACCATGGCAATTGTGCAGACGGCTTCGGGGCCGCCTGGGCGGTTCGCAAGGCCCTGGGCGACACTGTGGAATTCGTCGCCGCCAAGCATGGCGACGTACCGCCAGATGTGACCAACCTCGACGTGATCATTGTCGACTTCAGCTACAAGCGCGATGCGCTGGCTGAGATGGGCAAGGTGGCCAACAGCATCCTGGTGCTGGACCACCACAAAACAGCCCAAGCCGATCTGGACTGCTTTGATCCATTCGAGGCAGGAGTGCGCACCGATCGCACCGACTTCGGGGCACCAAAGCAGCTGGGATGGGAAACAGCGCTTGCTATCGCCTCCGAGCGCGGCGCACCGCGGGTCGCAGTCTGCTTCGACATGCACCGGAGCGGCGCCATGCTGGCCTGGGATCACTTCCATCCCGGCCAGCAGCCGCCGAGGCTGCTGCAGCACATCCAAGACCGCGACCTCTGGCTGTTCAAGCTGGACGGGACACGCGAGATTCAAGCTAACCTGTTCA